GGTCTTTCTACGGCAATGAGTGCAGTCGGAATCAAAGCAGAAAAGGGCGGCACAGCGATGAGCAAACTTTTGAAAAAGATGCAGCTCGCCGTCGAGACAAACGGAGAGACGCTTTCCGATTACGCAAGTGTGGCAGATATGAGCGTTTCAGAATTCTCAGACCTGTTTCAGAATGATGCCATGAGTGCGACAGCAGCCTTTATTGAAGGTTTGAACGATACGGAACGTAACGGGAAATCAGCCGTTGCCGTATTAAACGATATGGGACTTAGCGAAGTCCGATTATCGGATGTTATTTTACGACTTGCCAATGCGCAGGGAGAATTAACGCAGGAGCAGATTGATTCTGCCATAGCAGCAGATGTGTTTGAGGAGAACACATTGGATGCCACATATTCTTCATCATTGCTTAGTGACGCATTAAAGACGGCGAACGAGGCGTGGGAAGAGAATACGGCACTTGCGATAGAGGCGGGCAAGCGATACGAAACAACGGAAAGCCAGTTGGAAATCCTACGGAACAACATTCAGGAACTCGGTATCACAGCATACGACGACCTTCGGGAGCCGTTTGTTGATACGCTTTCTGTTATCAATGATAAGGTGCAGAACCTGAATGATTACCTTGGAAGTTCCAACGGTGTGAGTAAATGGGTGCAGAATATCAGCACAACGCTCCCGACTATGCAGCGTAAGGTAAAAGCAGCATGGAAAGATATTAGTCCGTTCTTCAATGGATTGCTTTCAGTTGGCAAGTGGTTCCTTAAGAATCCGCAGGTTATTGTTTCCGGAATCGCCGGTATCGGCACAGCATTAGTTACATACAAGATTGCATCCAGCATTGTTCATATCGCAAACGCACTTATGTCTTTTGCCAGCATGAATCCGGTAACGCTTGGAATCATGGGCGTGGTTGTGGCACTTGGCGCACTCGCAACCGCAGTAACGGCGTACAAGCAGTACGAACAAAAACTTGTTGATAGCAATATTGCGGATCATTTTGGCAGCCTTTCTTTGTCTATGCAGGAGATTCAGGAAGTGGCTGATTATATCGTCAGTTCACAGAGCCTGCAGGGCGTTAAGGACGCACTTGACGAGTTTAGCGAACTGGATTCTATCAATGACACCATGCAGGAGGCGATTGATTCCTTAAACAAGGCAAACTGGAAAGTTTCTATCGGAATGGAACTTACAGAGGATGAGCAGGAATCCTATAAAGAGGAAATCCAGAATTATGTATCTTCGGCTCAGGAATACGCATTGCAAGCACAATACGCTGTATCCATTGACCTGAACCTCATGCTTGAAGATGGCAGCCTTGAAGATAGTAACCTTGTTTCCAAGGTAAATCAATTCTATCAGGACAAATACGATGAATTATCATCCCTTGGAACAGAGTTAAGTGATGCCGTTACGGATGCTTTCAACGACGGATTCCTTGATATAGACGAAATAGGAACGATCACGAAGTTGCAGAACCAAATGGCAGAAATCCAGAGGCAGCTTGCAGTTGGCGATTACGAAGCAGAACTTTCCTCCATAGCAATAGATTATTCAGGTACAGAACTTGATTCAGACAGTTTCCTGAATCTGCAGCAGAGTTTGCAGGAGGCGGCTGATTCCGCAACAGAAGCATACAAAGAGGAATACAAGAAAAGATATGCGTCCATTACAGCAGCACATGAGGGAGGCTACCTAACCGATTCAGAGTACCAGAGCATGATTGATAGTGCTATGCAGGACCGAGAGAATGGCATAGCGGAAATCAATATGAGGTCCCTTGAGTTCCTGATTAACACCATCAATGAGAACTATTCTGATGAGATAGCACAATATCAGGAGGCTGTGGATTCAGCCCTCGCCGAGTACGGTTCAAGCGATTACGCATACGATTGGGAAGAAAGACCAGTTATCATGTGGGACGGCTTGATGCAGGAAATCTTCCAAAACGGACCATCCGACACGACCAAGAAGGCAATCGCTGATCTTCTGGAAAATATGGACGGCTATATTACGGAGATCGAGGATTTAAAGGAGAATTGGGACAGCCTTTCTCCGGAGATGCAATCAACGGTTGACGAACTTTCCGAACAGTTGAACACCCTACGAGGCATGACCGTATACCAGAAATTCTATGGACAGGGTGGCGATATGCAGGGATTGTATGCAGATGTAGCCGGGCAGGTTTCCGATTCATCGGATTATAGCGACAGTTTAAAAGCATGGGTGGATCAGTATTACGAGGATTTGACCGGATATGCAAACACCGAAGCGTCCACAGCGGCAGCGAACCTTGTAGCAGACAATATCAATGCTGCAGCGGAGGAATCCGTCAGACCGGCAGTAGAAGGAATGTACGCATGGAGTCAGGAGACCATTGACGAATATTATTCACAGGGCTTTACAGCGAGTGCGGATGTCGACATAACACTTAATCCGAAGTTAAACGGCTTAAGCGGATTAGCCGGTATCACACAGTACACTACGCCAAGCCTGATTACTCCGAACCAGAGAGCAGACGGAGGACTTGCAACTTCCCCGGAACTTACATGGTTTGCAGAGAACGGTCCTGAAATGGCGATTCCGATTGACGGCAGCAGAAATGCAATCTCACTTTGGGAGCAGACCGGGCGGCTGCTTGGAATGGATAGTGTGCTTGATTCCATGGAACTTGACGGAGGCGACAGTTCTACTTCGATTGAGTACAAGCCGACGCTGCAGTTTTATGGAGAAGCCCCGACAAAAGAGGATTTAACGGACGCACTTAAGGTATCTCAGGATGAGTTTGAGAGCCTCATGGAAAAATACTTAAAGACGCATGGACGTGTGTCTTTGGCATAGGGAGTGTGCTTATGGCGACAGTATATAAAACCAAATCCGGTGATGTTTGGGACAGGATTGCAAACGAGGTGTATGGGAGCGAATCCTACACCTCGTTCCTTATGGCGAACAACCAGAAGTACCTGAACTATTTCATATTTCCGGAAGGAATCAAACTGACCATAGAGGATAAGCCACAGGAAGCAAGCCTCCTCCCGGATTGGAGGTCGTAGCATGGCTTTACCGCGACAGGTCGAACTTTCAATTTCATACGACGGAACGGTTCAGGAAACAGTCACAGAGACCACAACAAGCGGAAACAGCGCAGCCACATATACCGTAGTTGCAGGAGATACGCTGTGGGCGATTGCAAAGAAATACCTCGGAAGCGGAACGCAGTACACTACCATTTATGACGCAAATGCTGATGTTATCGAATCCACAGCAAAGGCACATGGAAAATCCAGTTCCAGCAACGGGCATTGGATCTGGCCCGGAGAGGTTCTTTCTATTCCGGGAGCAGGAGAGGCACAGACAACCACGACGACAAGCGTCCGGACATCCGGCACATCCAACCCGGCACTCGGCAGCAAAATTTCCAAGGCGGCAGAATCTTTCACCTATACGGACGTGGCGAGCGGTCAATCCGACAGCGTATCTATTTCCCTTCACGACATTGGAAAAGAGTGGATGGGGAGTTTGAAACCAAAGCGAGGTTCAAGCCTTGGGGCAAAACTGAATCTCACAAATTGGAACGGAGAAAACCAGAGCAACACATTTGATTGTGGTACTTTTGTTTTAGACGATATTGGTTTTTCCGGCAGACCGTTAAGCTGTGTCTTGGGCGGCGTGAGTGTGCCCGCTATGGATGATTTCAAATCGCTCCCAAGAACAAAAACTTTTGAGAAAACCACAATCCGGGATATCGCATCGCAGATCGCATCCAGCGCAGGTGTGTCTATTTATTACGATGCCGACGATGTTCAGATTTCAGAGATTGAGCAGAATCGTCAGACGGACAGCGCATTTTTGTATTCGCTTTGCGAGACATACGGTCTCGCTATGAAGGTTTACAACCACAAGATCGTTATATTCGATATCGTTAAGTACGAGGAGAAATCTCCTGTACTTACCATATACGAAACGCAGATGCTTTCATGGTCTTACAATACGACTGTGGAAGGGACATACACAGGGGTAAACCTTGATTATACGGATCCAGATACAGAGGACACAATCAATGTAACAATGGGAGAAAGCGGACGGATGTATTCCATCAATTCGCAGGCTTCCAGCCGGTACGATGCAGAACTGCAGGCGGCGGCAAAGGTCAATGATGCAAACAGATCCATAGAGACTATGGAAGTGACCATAAGGGCGAATCCTAATCTTGTTGCAAGTCAATGTATCACGATCAGCGGATTGGAGAGCCTTGACGGAAAATATTACGTCGATAAGGTCAAGCATAGCGCAGGAAACGGCGGCTACAAGATGCAGCTCACGCTTCACAAGGTACAGACACCGATTAAGGTTACAGCACCGGCTCCGTCTGCATCAACAGGAAGTACCTACACCGTAGTTTCCGGAGATACCTTGTGGGGAATTGCAAAGAAGTTCTATGGAACCGGCACGAAGTATGGATTGATTTATAATGCGAACGCAGACTTGATTGAATCAACGGCAAAATCGCATGGTAAATCAAGTTCCGACAATGGACATTGGATCTGGGCGGGCGAAACATTTACGATACCGGAGGGTTAAGTTATGAATTTAAGAGTTGGAAAAGTTACAAAAGTTCATACCGCAACCGGGAAGGTTTCCGTTGTATACGAGGATGAGAAGAACGCCTCGCTGCCATTATCCATGCTGACCATGAACAACGAGTATTCCATGCCTACTGTTGGCGACAGAGTAGTTACCTGCCACATGGAGAACGGCAGCAGTAAGGGGTTTGTCCTTGGAACATATTATGGCGGCGGCACGCAGCCGAAAGCGAATTCCGGGTATCGAAAAGACTTTACAAGCGGTGCATACGCAACGGCAAGGGGCGGCACATATCGCCTTAAGGCAAGTACGGTTAATGTATCAGGGAGCGGTGCTTCTCTTAGCCTTGGTTCCAATGCAAGTCTTGTCGGAGCGGAAGTTACAATCGGAAGTGCTGCAGCGTCAGAGAATGAGAATGAAGAGGTAGAGCCGGATGTTTATCTGAAAATCACAGATGAAGAGGCAGAACTAAAGGCTGCCACAGGTGTGTCCATAGAGGCAGAGAGCGGACCGGTTGACATCAGAAGCACAGCAGCAGACGCAGAATTGCTGCTTGACACAGACTGCATCTTGAAGGCAACAAGTGTGTCGATTGAGGCGGACGACATTACCCTGAAATGTTCTTACGGAGAGATTACCGTTGAGGAAATCATGAAGCGGTTGGAGCGTATCGAAGATCAGCTTGGATTGCCGCACACGATATAAGGAGGGTAGAGCATGGCACAAATTGGAAATTTGGGAAAACTGATCGTGTTTGAGGTCAGCAGCGATAAGGTTCTGACCTTTCATGACATGACGCAAAGTATCAGCGGAAGATGGGCGCAGCATTCAGTTATTGGTGGAAAGCCCGAATCGGAATACTTAGGACCCGGTCAGCGGAGTATCAGCCTGCCTATCTTTCTTTCCGTCAGTCATGGCGTAAAGCCAAGACGAACAATGGAGAAGATGGAGAAAGCAGCAGAGAAGGGAACCCCATACCCTTTTGTCCTTGGCGGCAAAAAAATAGGGGATAATCAATGGGTTATCAGCAGCATAAGTGAAAGTTGGGGGGATGTTATTGTAGACGGAAAACTTGTTTCTGCAAATCTTACCCTCACACTTTCAGAGTATGTATAGGAGGTGGCGCAATCATGGATTCCTATATTGATTTAGAAAGCGAAGGCTTTTCGCCAGAGGAATTTGCAGATATCAAACTGTGCCTCGAAACGCTTTTATCTGTCCGGCAAGGAAGCCAGCCGCTGGATAGGAATTTTGGAATAGACCTTGACGGTGTAGCAGGATATCCAATCAATGTCGCCCAGAATATGCTTGCATTGGAGATTATCGAAAAAGTGAGCATCTACGAACCAAGGGTAGAGGTATCATCCGTAGAGTTTGAATCGAATACGGACGGACAGGTTAAACCACATATTCATTTTGTAAAAGCGGAGGTGTAGCGTATGGAGAATATCACAGAAAGTTTTCCGGATATCAGTTTTATTGATGATAGTACCATTGATGATGTCCTTACGCAGATGATTAACGATTATCAGACAAAATACAAGGAACTTGTAGGAAAAGAAGCGTCGCTGGCAAAGGCAAATCCGTACCGGCTCATCATGTATGCCTGCTCAGTCCAGATTTATCAGGCTATGCAGTATGCGGATTATGCCGGAAAAATGAGTTTCCTGAAATATGCTAATGGAGATTACCTTGACAACCTTGCGGCACTTAGAGGCGTAAAAAGGAAAGAGGCTACCGCCGCAACAACGGTATTGCAGTTTTCCATTGAGGCGGCGATTTCATCTGCAGTATCAATTCCGGCAGGAACCAGAGCCACGAATGGAAACGGTATTTATTTTGCGACGGACAAATATGCAGAGATTCCGGCAGGAGAGACGACGGTATCTGTATCGGCTACCTGCACAGATGAGGGAAGTTGCGGAAATGACTTTTCGACAGGAGAGGTCAATGTTGTAGTAAACACACTCCCTTATGTTGTTTCGGTTACGAATACAGATAAGACATCGGGAGGCGCAGACAGGGAGGAAGATGATGCTTTCAAAAACCGCATCTTCAATGTTCCGGATTCTTACTCCACAGCAGGACCAAAGGGAGCCTATGAATATTTCGTTTTGAACGCAGATTCGACGATCAGCAACGTGGTTATAGATACGCAGACAAACGACCCCGGAACCGTAGGGGTTTACTTCGTGTGCGAAAATGGAGAGATTCCGAGCGATGCCCTGATTCAGAAAGTCAGCGATTATCTGAACGACCGCAATGTGAGACCCCTGACCGACCATGTGATTGTAAAAGCACCAGAGACAAAAACATACGACATTAACATGACATACTACATCCCGTCCAGTATGAAAGCCGCTGTGTCTACCATTCAGTCAGATGTTGATACGGCTGTGTCCATCTACAATACATGGCAGACGGAGAAAATCGGGAGGGACATTAACCCTTCCTACCTGATTCAGAAGGTTATGGAGGCAGGAGCAAAGCGTGTTGAGGTCGCCAGCCCTTCCTTTACCGTTATGGATAACTATACTGTGGCAAGGACAGGAACGGTAAATGTAATATACGGAGGTATCGAGGATGATTAACCTATATGACAGCAACATTACCGACATCCTCCCAGAGCCTTTTTTAGAGGATCAGAATGTTATCGCCCTTGGTTATGCAATAAGACAGGGCGTGCGCCGCCTAATCGAATATTGCCAGAATATCAGCGTATATGCGGTCATTGATAACGCACCGGACAATGTTCTGGATATGCTCGCCGTTGAACTCAATACGCAATACTATGAGGACACAATGGATATCGAGACAAAGCGAAAACTTGTCGCAAATACCTTGATATGGTTTATGAGAGCCGGAACCCCGGCAGCAGTAGAGGAACTTGTCGCCGCCGTATTTGGAGAAGGAGAAGTTAAGGAATGGTTTGAATACGGCGATGATCCGTATTATTTCAAAATCCTTACCAATGCACTCATGACACCGGATATGAACACGCAGTTTTCATCCATGTTAAACATGGTAAAAAATGCACGATCACGCATAAGGGCGATTGAAATACACCGGGAGATTGAACAGCCATTCTTTTCAGGAGTCGGGCAGCATTCCAATGTTAAGCCGGCTGCCATCATAGACGGATATTCCGTAAACAGGAATGCAGAAGGAATCATCTATGCGATTGCTGCAGAACAGGCGCAGACACGCCCAGCAGCCATTTTGGACGGCTTTTCCGTCGAAGGCGAAGAAATATATGGGTACACATATTCAATGGCTTCTGTGGCAAGCACAGAGAAGCAGGCGGCGGTTTTAGAATCCTTGAACGATACTGCAGATGCTATTTCGGAAACTTTGTTCAGCGGAACGGCAAGCAGCGCAGGCATCCAGAAACCACAGGCAATCACGGAAGGCTTGGAGGAAACAGCCGAGCCGGTAACACAAGCTATTACAGCCGGGGTTGCGGCTGATAAGAGCATATATAAAAACACAATAACAGAATAAGGAGGAAAAACTATGCCACAACCGTTTAACAATGCAGTTATGACGAATGCGGGGGCGAAGCTCTTAACAAGGGCGCAGGCAGGGGAAATCAAAATCGAGTTTACCCGGATCGCAACCGGAGACGGAACATATACTGCAGCCGAAAAGACGCTCTCCAGTTTGCAGCAGCGGAAGGCACTTAAATCTCTGAAAAACAGTTATGCTCTTTCAGATGTAGACATTTTCAGCGACCATTCCGTAAAAGTGACAGCCTTGATTACCAATCAGGATCCGGTCACAAAAGAGACGCTGGTAACGAGCGGGTACTACATCAATGAGATGGGACTGTTTGCAAAGCCGCAGGGCGGCAAAGACAGCGATGAGGTGCTGTATTCCATTACAACCACAGCTGGAGACAACGGCGATTTTATGCCGCCCTACAATGGATATAATCCGGCGCAGATTACGCAGGATTATTATGCGACTGTGGACAACAGCGCAGCCGTTACGATCAACACAGCAGGTGCCGCCCTGTTAGTGGAGGATGCAAACAAACTTCGTGACGATACCACCAAACAGAAGTATCAGATCGGCATTGATAACGGACTGGTTTACATCCAGCCGGTAAGCGAATAGGAGGATTATAAGTATGAGCGCAACAGAAGGAAGGGTCTATGTTGCAGACAAAGAGACCCTTGATAAGGTTTACAACATTCTGGCAGTAGAACAGATCTGGGGATTCGTGGAACACATGAATGTAAAAAGCCCGTCAGCCAGAATTGAGGCAATCGGCATCAACAAAAATTATAAGAATGTAACCAGAGACGGAAGCACCGGTGTGCTTTCTCTGAATGATTGGGGAGATTTTCCGTTCGTAAAGGCAAACAAGCCGTACATGGTAAAATCGGACGGAACGCCGGACTATATGCTTTGCGAAACCGATTACAGCAAAAAGGCAGACGGCACAACGGATTCTGATGTTGCCAATGTAGATTATGATGGTGGCGCATTTTCATGGCTGCCGAGAATCTATAAGCATGAGCGTATGGAAGGGGACGACCGTATCGTTATGTTCTCCATGACCGAGCGTGAAGGTTATGAGCCTAACGGATTCATTGACCCGTCCAACAACGTGCTGGAAGGCGTGTGGCTGCCTATGTTTTACGGTTCCATCGTAGATAGCAAGATGCGCAGCACTTCCGGCTTGCAGCCTTGTTACAGTAAAACGACTGCGGATGAGCGCACAGCCATTCAGAATTTTAGTGCAAGAGCGCACCACCTTGGCGGTCCTATCGTCGAGACAATCATTGATATCCTGATGATGATGGCAGGAACATCCGACCTGCAGGCAGCATACGGCAGAGGAAATTGCAACGGTTACGACGCAAGCCTGACCCCTACCATGGGCGTGAAGCAGAATGCCGTTATCGGCGGCGGGCAATTCTACGGCACAGACGATGGAAAGAGCCTGAACAAAATCTTCCACTCCATCGTTTTAGGTTCCTTCCAGCAGTATATGAGGGATCCTTTTGAACTGGTGGTAAATGGCAGGGTTAAGGTAAGCAAAAATTATACCTATGATCTGACAGGCGCAGCATACACAGATACCGGTATCAATGTTCCTAACGGACCGGGAGCGTGGGAATATCCGTTGCGGTATCAGACAGTACCGGGTTACGGTTCTATCCCGGCTATTGTATTCGCCGGAGGCAGCACTTCAACAGGAGGATGCGATGGGCTTTATCGTAGTACTTCGCAGGCGACAATAACGGCGGTCGCCCTTCGGTTCAGTTATTGTAGCAATGGTCTCTTTACGGGTCCGCGTGCGCGTTATTGGAGCAGCACCGCGACGGATGCGCACTGGAGCATCGGCGTTGCCGATCTTCTTTTGCCACCTGTCGGCGTAGCCGCTTAGGGGTCTGGGGGTGCGGAGCGAATGCGCAGCAATTCCCCCAGAGAGACATGAGCGCTTTATTATCTTGAAAATAAAATAA